GAGGTCTCCAAGAACGAGAGTTCTCAGAGGGCTATCCGCAGGATCGCGGACCTTCCTGCCGGTTAGGCCGACTACTCCGCTGTCTTTCCAGCAGTCAGCAGGACGCTACTGACGCTACCCTGACTTCTTCGTTGCACGCCTGGCTCGCGTCTTCGGGGCCGGTGCTTCTTCCGGTTGTCCCACGTCCGCGACCCAAGACCACAACTCCTCGCAATACTCCATCGGTGACTTGATCGTGTTTACCGATGCCGAATGCAAGGCCGTCTCTAAAACCTTCGCGCGGAGCTGCATGACCTGCAGGTCAGCGTCTTTATACGGGGTCATCGCCATGTACGAACTCCCTTAATCTGAGAGCATCGGCTACCGCTGCCGAATGCCCTGGATGATTTCGATCCCAGTAGGGACCGCCCGGCGTCTCAATTTTTGCGAGCTCGCGCTGCGCGTCATCAGGCGTGATCGAGCCGTCTGACTTTGGAGCTTTAATCGAGTCCTCACCGAGCTTGGCGCGCATCATGTCTCCAATGTTTGCGAACGTGCGGACAAGGTCAGGGTGCGATCCCAGAGGCCTGCCGTCTTCGAGCGTGAGTTCGAGGAGACCATCACCGCCGTGTTCCTGCATGACAGCCTTGGCAATGCCAACCTTGTTATCAAAAGCCTTCCCGTATTCCTTCTGCAGCTCGCGAATGCCTTCCTGCTCGCGTGCCTCGGCCTCGATCGCTGCATCGCCCGGCGACTGCTCGGCGACACCCGCCATCGAGTTGTATTCATCGGCGAGCGTCTGAGCTTGCTGCGGTGTCAGCCCCACTTTGTGAGCGGTTTGCTGGAACCATCCGATCAGCTCCGGGTTCGCATCCATCCCGTCAGGGACGTTATTCATTTCGAGCTCATAGCCTTCTGGCGCTTCAGGACGACCAAGTTTTGAATAGACCTGGTTCCATTCCTCTTCGGTGCCGTGTGTCCCGGGGATGGCGATCTTGTCCGCGCCGACCATGCGCTGAGCGTTGACGTAACTCTGCGCCATCGTCTGCACGTCGGGGATGTGCGCGATCGACGGATCGCGTTGCAATTCCTCGGACAGCCCGGTCTTCCAATCTGCACTTGCAGACTCGCCAGACCCCTCGGGGGCTACCTCTTGAGCTTCTGCGACATCACTCACGATTTACTCCTCTGCTTGTGTTGGTCTCTCTCGATTGTCGTCGTCTCTCAGCATGTCCATGATCCACAGGACAACGTGACGCTGGCCTTCCAGGAAGAAAGTCTCGCCAGGCTTCTCGCTCCATGTCGTCTGGTAAAAATTGCATCTGGCCTGCAGGTCGCTGAGAACCCTCTGACCGTCCGTCGTGCCGAACACAAGACGGTAAGCATTCCTCAGATTCTGAATTTCCTGTGGCGTCATTGCTGCGTCATACCGCCGACAGCTTTCAACGCGGGAGCTGCCGCACCTGCCGCATCAGCGACCTGGCTGGCCTGATCGAGCTGCGCCTGCTGAGCCTGCTGCTGCGCACGCTCCTCACGCATCGCCATCACTTCGCCTTCAGGACGCAGGACGCTGGCCGGAACGCCGACCGTCTTGGTCACGAACTGCACCAGGCCATCCATGTCGATGTAGTCGAAGATCGAGGGGTCGAGCTGTGCCAGCGGGTTGAGGATCTCGAACATCCGCATGGTGGAGTTCAACTCGCCCTGACGCTGCGCCTTCGCCAGCGGTGAGACGTACTCGATGTCTATATTCCCGGTCTGCAGATACTCCGGTGCTGGCTCGAATATCTTCTGCTTCGCTAAAAGATTGAAGGAACGGGTGATCAGAGGTTGCAACATCTCTGCCTGCAGCCTTCCGAGCACTGGGCCGAGCAGACGCATCTTCTCTTCGTTTCTGGCAATGACTTCTGTTGCAGTCATGTTTGGCGACTCACGCAGCATGAGCTGATCGACAAAGAATGCCTGACGTATAGCGTTGCGGCGTTGCTCTTCGATATTCAGGCCCAGCGGTGTGTTAGCACCGGTCATCAAGGGCTCGATGCGATCCCTTGTCCCCGATCGGTAGAAATTCAGCCCGCCTGGTGTAACGCGGACCGGCAGGACGAAGCCGTCATCAGGGACGAGCAGGGGAGGATCAACCTGCTTCTGTGCAGACTTGATCGTCGTCTTTGACATTTCTTGTAACATCTTCGTGTCAGGCAATGCCGTCATTGCACACGATCTTCCGTAACCCTGCTCGAACGAGGCCTTGAGGAATCTCGGAGCGACATAAGGGAACTCATCAAAGCCCGACTCAGCGATGAGCCACTTGTTCTCAGGATCTATGTGGCACGACATCCACGGCATGTTCATGTTGTCTTTGATGCCAGGATCTCGTTCGTCTCGCGGCTGCACATAGTGCAGGAGCTCAAGCATCTCGTAGGGGTTGTCTTTAATCCTTCCCTTCAATGCCGGGCCGACATCATCACCCCACAGCGTCCGAGCATCCCTGCCGGACATTTTATATTTCCGCACGACCGTATCGACCCGACCGTGTTCGTCTTCAGCGAGATAACATTCAGCGATATGCCTGGTTGAATACCTGAGCTGCGTGATGTCATCAGAATCGATGAACATGACAGCGGTGCCGAAGGCGACCAGGTCTGCGTAGAGCTCGTGAACCTGTTCCTGAAAGTTCGATCGGGCGAAGGCGTCGTACATGGCCTTCTCAGCACCTTCGAGCCACTCTTTCGCGAGATCATCGCCATCGAGCATCGGATCGGTAAATCGCAGAGAGAACCAGGGCATCGATGCCGAGGTCAGCATTCCGTGCAGTGAAGCGGTAAGCAGCTCGGCAGCATGAATGGCAGTGCCGTCAAATATCTTCTCTGTTCTCTTATCTCCGTCCGTTCTCTTCCGGGTGATGTCCGCCTTGCGCGGAACCATATAGTCGGCGATTTCCTGCCAGTGATTTTCCCAGACGCTGCGCTGTGTCTTGAGCGTGGAGAACCTGTTGAGCAGGGTGCCGACTTTTTCTTTCTCGCGTTCGTTTCTAGCCATCTATCCGCCTAACAGAGTTTTCTTCTGCGTAAGTGCCTGCCTAGACAGACCGACCGGCGTTGTCCTGACGAATCGGCTACGACCGCGCCCCCGAGGCCTGCCTGGTGCCGCCGTTGTGGTCGAAGGGCTTGCCCCCGAGATAACGGGACGGGGCGTGACTGCCTGCACCGCAGGCCTGGCAGGTGTACTCGGTTGCGCTGGCTGCGATGGCTGCGGTCCACCAGGAGGAGGAATAACTGTTGGAGCCGGAGTGCCCATCGGTGAGGGAGGCACCGATGGCGCAGCAGGCGCGGGCGCGGGCGTAGTAGGTGTTGTAGTTCGACGTGGCGCGGGAGCTGGGGTAGCTGGAGCTGGAGCTGGTTGTGGAGCTGGTGGTGCAGGTGCGCGGCCCTCTCTTGGTGCTGGCGCTGGAGCTGGCGCCGGAGCTGGAGCCGGAGCTGGAGCAGCGCGCTGGATCGGCACGACCTGGAATGATCTGGGCGTCACGAGCTTAAAACCCTGCGTCGGGTCGTTATCTGCGGACACCTGCGTGCCCTTCAGCCGCTTGAATTGATCGGGGGTCAGGCGTTCACTCTCGCCTTCCTGACCTCTGCGTTCATAGAATGGATCGCCGACCGTTTCCTTATACTCATAACCGGCAGGCAACTTTTGTGGCGGCGGCTTTGGGCCAAAGAATCTGGCAAACGGTTTGGCGATTGTTTCAACAACTTTACTCATATCAGTAACCCATCAGGCCTCTCTTGATGACCGGCGCGGGTGAAAGAAGACCTTGTGGCCCTGTCTTTCTTGTGGCGCGGCGTCCTTTTCGACTAGCGACTTCGCGCTCAGTCTTCCGGCCCGCCGTCTCTGTATCGATCACTGAGGCAGGCATGATGCGCTCGCGTTGTGGCATCGGCGTCGGCTCAGTATCCGGCGAGGTAACCACGGCCTCGCGCTCTTCTTCACGCTCTGCCAGAACCTCTGTCGGCGTCCTGTCTTCAGAATCGCCAATAGCGCGAACAGGAGTCGTCGGCGGTGGAGGAGGTGGCGGCGGTAGGGAGGGTGTCGGCGCTGATTTACCCATTGATCAAATCCATCGACATTCTGATTTCAAAATTCCGTATAGAGCGCCATCTTCATCGTCGGCGTAGAAACTTCTGATCGTGCCTTCGTGCGCCCAGCCCAGGCCTTCAACAACCCTGCGGCTTCTCTTATTGCTCGCAGCAATCACACATGAAATGCGTTCAACGCCGAGCTGCTCGAATGGATAGCGAAATAACAACTGCACCCTCGATCGGGTGAGCACGGACGGGTCGTCACAGGCCGCGTGGTACTGAACGTCGCGCCCTCTGAATTCGTTAAAAGCACCGCCGTAGAGGATCGGCCCGCCACGCTCTCTGAAGGCTATGCATCTGCACGGCTCCAGGTTCTGCGTGTACGGCACCCGCTCTTCAATCCAGGCAGCGATCTCGTAATCGATCGGCCCCATGTAAGGGTCTTCAGTCTCATCGAGCAGCAGCTCTATGTGATCAGTCTCTCCAAGCGTCACGCAAAGACCTGATATTCCATTTCGGCATGCGCCTGCGGCGCGCGCCCGGGGAACCTCGCATCGTCTTCAATACCGACGCACATGTATCTGAAAGCGTCGGCGGCATGAGACGACCAATCGTGAACAGGCGTCATCCTGAAAGACCTGGTCCGCTCGTTATATGCACGATGATAGTGCCTGAGAGCTTCGAGGCCGTGCTCGCATGTACGCCTGTCAAAGAATGTCTTCGGTATCGTTATCGCCGCAGCGTGGAGACCATCCTCGACCGGTAGTTTTCGCACCACTCGAAAAGTGATTCCGAGGTCGTATGCAGTTTCGATGCGGCTGCGGCCAGTCCCCAGCTCACGTACCGCAATATCAGGAGGGGCATAGTGACGACCGTATAGATAATCACGCTCATCGAGAACGCGAGCGAAATGCGGCAGGCCTTCGCCCCTTTCTTCATAATAATCAATAACATGTATCGCTCTCCCAACAATCTGGTAGAACCATATCGCCGTCGCGTCCGCGACACCCAAATCCCAGGCCGTATGAACAGGATGCGCCGGGTCGTATGGCACCTCTGTAATCTGCCCGTCTTCCTCGATCTTCTGCAGTTCCTTGCCCCAGATGCTGCCGGGCACGTTGGCGACCCAGGAACACTCGAACTCCTGGGCGTAAGCATCCTCGGACATCATCGTCCTGGCGGCTTCAAGCTCGTCTTCAGGAAGTATCTTTGTGCTCGAAGCACCGGCCAGATAAGCGAACCAGTGATCGGGGCTGTTCACAGCTTCCCGGTACAGCTCATAAAATGCGTTGTGTCCTCGCGGTGTACCGATCGCGATCATGTAACCCTTGCGATCAGACAGCGCTGGCCTGACGATCTCAGGTAGGACAGGCTCAGGCATGTCTGCATACTCATCGAGCACGATGCCGTCGAAATATCTGCCCCTGAGCGTCTGATAGTTATCCGCGCCCAGGAGCTCGATCCTTGAGCCATTCGGCAAATCGACCCTGAGCTCCGTCTCGTGATACCGCGTGCCAGGTATCGGCTTGCAGAACTGCTTCGTGTAGTCCCACATGATCGACTTCGCCTGCTTGTACGTCCCGGTCAGGAACGCAAATCGGGCATTGTCCAGGTCTGTGGTGACAGCATCCCGTATGAGATGATTGATGCACATGACAGACTTGCCTGCCCGCCTGTGCAGGACCAGGCAGGACCAGCGCTTTCTGGATATCTCCTGGTGTAAGTAAGCCTGCAAGTCCCTTGGCGCGTAAGGGATCTCTATTTCGGTCACGATTTCTCGATCAGCTTCCGTATCCGCGCTTCAATTACTGGCAGTAGGCGTATGGCTGAAAAGCCAATCAGAAACGAGAGCGCCGGACCCCAGGTGATGTCTAATTCGTAGTGCATCATCACAGGTGGTAGGAACAGCTCGGCAGCGATCCATCCCACGCCAATGGCGATAACAAGGTCGATCCACTTGATGGCACGATTGACAGCCCAGTTGCATGCACCGCCGATGGTCGCGCTGCCAATACAGCAAGCCTTCACGCCGATCGCGAGAATAAGCGCTTCCATTACGTCTGCTCACCCTGGCAGCATTCGATCAAGACACGATGGCACGATCCGCACTGGGCATGACCATGCAACCAGACAAGCCTTGTCACCTGGCCGCACCAGTCGCAGGTGGTCAGGCTATGCTGGCGGGTAGACGGTATCGGAGAGGATTCTGGCTTCGACGGCACGAAGAACCTGCGAGGCTTCGAGCTTGTTGACGACCTTGGCGTCGTCGATGATGACAGTCACGCCGGTAGAAGTGCTCCCGCCGTCTGCGTCTGCATAGACCTCGGGTAGCGTGTTGACGTTGCCGGTAACGGTGTAAGTACCCATGAGGGCTCCTTTCGTGTGTGTGCTCAGTGTGTGGGGATGGGGCCACCGAGCGGGTATATATATCTATACATACC